CTATAAATCTTATCAAGAATGTCGTGCTGAGAACCCTAAGTTTCACAACACAATGACACAGTGGAAGTATGACCCTTGTAATCTTGGTGCATATTACATTAAAAACAATACATAAGGTAAAACAATGTCAAAAGAAAAAATCAGTCAATGGGATGTAAATCCAGCAAATAACACAGACGTGGGTGGGATTAATATTTCTGAAAATTGTCCTCCTTCAAATATCAATAATGCTATTAGAGAAGTGATGAGTCAAGTTAAAGAATGGCAAGATGGTGCTAGTGGTGACCCAGTAGTTATTACTGGTCTACTTACTGTATCTGGTGATACTGAATTTACTGGCACAGTGACTGCTATTACACCTGAGGCTGGTGATAATTCTACAAAAGTTGCAACTACAGAATATGTTGACAGAGTAACTGGTGCTTTAGGAACAATATCAACACAAGATGCTGATGCTGTTGCTATAACTGGTGGAATTATTAATGGTGATACTCTTACAGGCCAATTTGATGAGATTGTAATGGCTGAAATAGGTACTAACGCTATAGGAAAGAAAACAGTGTCTGGCTTGTCTCCTACAGGTGGCAGTGATGGTGACGTTTGGTACAAAATTTAAATGGCTGGTTTATACGTAAAATCTGAAGACAAATGGAATCTTCCTAAGTCAATATGGATAAAGGTGGCTGGCACTTGGCGAGTATGTAAAAATGTATATATAAGAGAAGATGATATATGGCATGAGATGATTAGGTCTGTAGAGCTTGACACAAGTGGTGGAACAGATTTTGAAAACTTTAACCTATACGAATATGTAGATAGCCCAACAGAGCCATTATCATTAATATTCAATGTGCCATCAGAAGCAGTTATTTCATCTTTAGGAAAAACTGGTGATTATAGAACAACAGCATTTACTGTAGGTAACTTTCCAAGCGGTTCAACTGTCGTTATAAATAATAATGGTATTATTGCTGGAGGTGGCGGTGCTGGTGGAATAGGCGGTGCTGGATATCGAAATCAAGGAAGGCAACCAACAAAAGGCGGTAACGCTGGCTATGGTTTAGAAAAAGGTAGCTCTAATAACTACGATATAACAGTTGTAAACACAGGAACTATTGCTGGAGGCGGTGGTGGAGGAGGTGGTGGTACTGCTGGAACAATGGTAAGTAATGTAGTAGGTGGTGGAGGCGAAGGAGGTCAAGGTGCTGGTATAACAGGTTTTTCTTTAGCACAAGGTCAAAATGGAGCTCCTGGTTTATGTATAACAGCTCTACCAATAGCTGGAGGTGGAACTTCATGTGGCGGTGCTGGTGGTTATGGTGGCGCAAATGGTGAAGATGGTGAATCAAAAGGTGCTAGTGGTGGTCTTGGAAGACCAGCTATATTGGGTTCTGGTATAGAAATTGCTGTATCAGGAAATATTGATGGAGGGATAGGTTAATGACAGTACAAAGAGTAGCATTAGGTGAATGGACACCAGATATGCCATCAACAACAGGAACAGAAAGCACAGGTTTATCTGATGCTTTAAATGTATATCCTAACAATGTAGGCTATTCTCCATTTCCAACGCCTGTTTATATATCTCCAGAAGCAGACGAAAACTTAACCGCTGTGTATGCAGGTAAAAATAATGCGTTAGTACAGATATTTGCTGGCTCTGATAAAAAGCTTTATAAAGTTTACAATGAAGATGGTGAGACAAAAATAACAAATGTAAGTAGAGTTTCATCTATCTATGCTTCGTCTGATGATTCATGGCACTTCGAGCAATTCGGGAAGCGGGTGTTGGCTTGTAAGAATAACAACATTATTCAGCAATGGACACTAGGTTCTTCATCAAGGTTTGATGACTTAACACAAGCGCCTACTGCTAAATGCATGACTATTGTTAGAGACTTTGTGGTAGCTGGTAACATAGATGCTGGTGATAAACCTAACCTAGTACAATGGTCAGATTTAAACAACGAAGAGAATTGGACACCTAGTCCACAGTCACAAGCAGACAGTCAGTATATTGCTGATGGTGGTGCTATACAGAACATCACAGGTGGTGAAATAGGTATTATCTTCTTAGAAAATGCGGTTTATAGAATGAGCTACGTAGGGTCTCCATTATTCTTTCAGTTTGATAAAATATCAACGACCGGTTGTTTTGAAGGTAAAAGTTGTATAGAAGACAATGGCACATCGTATTACTTATCTAATGATGGTTTTTATATGACAGATGGCAATACTGTTCAAGCTATTGGAACAAATAAAGTTGATGAGTGGTTTTTAGCTAATGCAAATTTACAAGAATTGCCTACTATGTCTACAACAGTACATCCTATCTATAAGCTCGTTATTTGGAATTATGCAGATAACTTTGGTAAGAGACAAAATCTTATATACCACATAGAGTCAGGTAGATGGAGTAGGACCGAAACAGAAGCAAACTGTGTAGGCAATTTAGCAACAACAGGTACAGATTTAGATGAACTTGGTGTTTTATATCCAAGCATAGATACAGATGTACCAGCGCCATTAGATGATAGAATTTGGATGGGTGGCAAGTATATATTTGCTGGAGCTAAAGGAAAAAGAGTGGTTAGTTTCACAGGAGAATGTGAAAATCCTAGACTAGAAACATTAGACCTTATGGGTAACAACAACTCTGTAATGACAATGGTAAGGCCTCTTGTAGATAACGGACAGGCTAATATATCTGTAGCACCAAGACAAGCATTAGACGATACAATAGAATTTGGAGCTGTGTCAGTTCCTTATGAAAATAGGAATAATGTAAGGTCAGGTGGTAGATATTTTAGAATTAGAGTTGAGCCTGTAGGAAACTGGACAACAGCAATAGCTTTTGACATGACTGTTACCAACAATGGAATCAGGTAATGGGATTACTAGACAAGTTGTTAAAAGATACAAGTAATAGAGCATGGCAAGGACATGGATTTAATAACTTAGTTAATTCAGCTAAAGAACAATATCCATACTTAAAAGATGTTCCTATGTCTTACACTCAAGGTGATGGTTATTTAGAGGCTTATCCAGCCGGAGAAACAGGAAGCCCTCAATATCCAAGACCTGAAAACTTACCAATAGATGTAATGGGTATTGATATTAGAAGGCAAGACACAACTCCTGAAATGATTGCTGGTGATTATGTATCACATCATATGACAGATAATGACCCATTCATTAAAGACAATTATAACCAATTTATTAATTCATTAACACCGCAACAACTAGAGCAACAACAAAATAGATACAATGATTACACTCGTGGTTATTATGTTAATGAACAAGGCAATCAAGTAGAGTTACCTAAAGAAGAAAGAAGTTTTGACAAGTGGAAGTCTGTATCAGATGATGATGGTATATACAGAGGATTATTGTTTAATCAATGGAGTCCTGATAGCTATACAGATGAGCAACACAAGCTAAACGAACAAGCACAGAAATATTTACAAGGACTTCTATAATGTATAGAAAACTTAATAACAATGCAACACCGAGAGAAATAGCAGAAGTAGTTAATAGAGTGTTAGATGGTGGTGTAAACTCTGTTGGTAGTATTTTATTAACTGAAGGAACAGAAACAACGCTTTATGATGAACGAATTGGTTACGAATCAGTGATACTATTTACTGCACGAGGAACTAATGAATTTAACTTACCATTTGTTATAAGCAAAGGTAAACAAGAAGCAGTTTTAGGACATAGTGCTGATGCCACAGGCGTTACATTTGACTATGTTGTATTTGGGTAAAAACTTTATAGGAGTAAGGATGAAATCAGAATTATTAGTAATACCAGCACAGTTTGTTCATAAGCATTGGCCTTTAGCAGCACCATTACTACAGAAAGCAATAGACAAAGGTGATGGAGAGTTTTTACTTCATGATTTGCAGTCAGCCTGTAGCAGAGGTGAGCAACAGTTATTGTTAATTATGGTAGATGGAGAATGTGTTTGTGCATTTACCACAATACAATATAATTTTCCAAGACATAGACAAATGTATATGTCCTACATAGGTGGCAAACAAACAAAAGAAGGTTGGGAACAATTTAAACAATGGACGTTAAATCAAGGATGCGACAGAATATCAGGTAGTGCAACAAGTGAAAGTATTGCTCGCTTATGGCGAAAGCAATTTGGATTTGAAAAGAAATACATTTCAGTGGAATATAAACTTAACAAGGAACAAAATGATACTTAAATTAAAAGTGTGGTTACTTAAAAAACTGCTTAACGATGTATCTAAGCATGGACATGATGGTGATGTTTACTTAGCTCACATAAATAAATTTGAAGATAAATTACTAAAAACCGTAGGTGGCGAAGGAAGTATTAATCCTGACACTGGTTTAATTCAGTATAAAGGAGGCGGTGGTGGCGGTCAACAACAAACCACAAATGCGTTAGACCCAAATGTTGTTCCTTATGTTAAAGATGCTTTATCTGAACAACAAAGGCTATATCAAGAAGGCGCACCAGAGTATTATGGCGACCAAACATATTTAAATCCTAACACTCAACAGCAACAAGCGATTGATATGATGACTGCTAACGCTGGTGTAAATAATCCCATGTTACAAAATGCTACTAACTTAAACAATCAAATGATAAATGGTGACTTTTTAACAAATAATCCTAACTTTGATGCTGTAATGAATACTGCTGGTAGAAAAGCAACTGATGCTTATAACAATGCAATGACTAACACAAATAGTCAAGCGAGTATGTCAGGTCGTTATGGTTCAGATGCTCATGCAAGAATGGCAAGTAATAATTCTAGCAACCTAGCACAATCATTAGCAGATACTGCCGGACAATATGCTTATCAAAATTATGCAAATGAGCGTGGTAATCAAATTAATGCAATGAATAATTCTGGCGCAATAGCTGGTAATCAAAACATAGGTGCGCAAAACTTAATGAACGCAGGTAATGCTCAAGCTGGATTTGACCAAACTGCACTAAATGCTGATATTGCAAGACATGACTATGGTCAGAATGCTCAACAACAACATTTAGGCAATTACACTAACGCAGTGTGGGGAGCGCCCGGTGGTAGCACTTCGACTACATCATCATCAGGAGGTGGCAAATAATGGCTGAAGCAATGTTAATAGGAGCTGGAATTGGAGCTGGAGGAGCAATGTTAACTGGAAATGACCCGTTAAAAGGTGCTGCAATGGGTGGCGTTACTGGTGGAATTGGAAGTCAATTAACATCTAACCCACTTACACAGGAAGCATTAAAATCTGGTGTAACTTCAACAGTAAATCCAGCATTAGTTACTGGAACAGAAGCTGTTGGTTCTACGGTGGCTAATAACACAATGAACCCAGCATTAACTAACGGACTTGGTGAGTCATCTAATATGCTTACACAGTTTGGCAGAGATGCTAGTGGTTATATGAGTGATATAGGAAACAACATTAGTGACTTTGGAAATAGTGTTGGTGATACAATTAGCGAAGGTTTTGATTACATGAATGATAAAACAGGCATGGAAAACAAAGACTGGACTCAAATGGGTTTAAATCAAGGTATGAACGCAATGCAACCTGACCCACAACAACAAATACAAGCAGCACCAATCGGACAAGGTATATCAAGACCAAATATTGATTTATCTAAAAGTGCTGGTAGTTTACTATCATCTAATCCACTGACAAGTGGGCCAGGTGGTAGACAAATGACACAAAAAGATTATGAACTATTAAAACAAGGATTATTATAAATGGCTAACGATTCATGGTATAACAACGTATTGGGTAGTGGCGTTAACATTTTTGCTGCAGGTGAAAATGGCAACATTAAAAATTTAATTGACAGCGGATTGCTAAAAAAAGATGCTTTAGAAAACGCTCAAAATCAATCATTAACAAAAGGATTGTTAACTAGTCTTTTGTCTTATGCTGGTCAATCTAAAGACCAAGGTCATGGCTCATGGATTCCTTACGCAGCTAAGGGTTTGCAACAAGGTATGGTTGCAGCTCAAACTCCATTTGACAAATTAACCACTATTGCTGGACAAAATCAAAAAATAGAAGAATACAATGACAAAAAAGCAGCTAAATTAGAAGCTCAAGCTCAAAAAGATGATTTTGACACTTGGAAAAAAGGCATTTATCAACCAAACTCATCTGTAGCAAAAACGTTTATGGCTCCTGGTCAATTAGATTCAAGAATACAATCAACAGACCAAAACGGAAACACTGCACAGGTATATCCTGATTTTAATAATTCAACAAAAGAAGTTGAAAGAACAGTTCAAGTTCCGTCATATGATATTAACAAACACATTATGTCTGGACTAGCAAATGGAAGCATCCAACCTGAACAAGCAACAGCTTACAGAGATGCTTTAATTGGCGAAAGCACTGTGGTTGGAAATTCATTAGTAAATAAATTAACAGGTGAAGCTATTTATGAAAACAAAGAACCACAAAATTTGACCAATGATTGGAAAAATTATTCTATGACCACTCAAACTCCAACAACTGAAGGCTTTGGAGCTTATTTAAAAGACAAACAAACTAGAGGTGGAACTCATGTTTCAGTTGATACTGGAAAAGAAGCGCCAATGGATTTTGTTACTTCACAAATGCCTGAAAACTTTTCAAAAAATAATGAAACAAGATGGATTGACATTCAAACAAGGTCTAATGATGCAGACGTAAATAACGCTAGATTGCAAGCAATGAAACCAATTTTAGATGAATTAGCTAAAGGAAATTACACAGGTAGTGCTTCAGGTTGGTACGATAAATTTGGCTCAACTTTATCAGCATTTGGTTTTGAAAACAAATATACCAAAGTGTCTGAATTATTCTCTGCATTAAAACAATTTGGAGTTAAATCAGCTCTTGGAAACAGAAAGCCTGGTTCAGGTCCAATGACAGATAAAGATTTTGAAGAACTAATGAAAACTGTTATGAGAACTGAAAACAGCTCAAGACAAAACGAAATGTTGGCTAATGTTCAAGAGTGGGGCTATAAATATGACACTGGATTAAATGCAGAACTAAACGCAGCTCAATCTAAATATGGTAAGAAAATGACAAACGCAATGTTTGATAGAGTCATTAAAGAATACAATGCAAAATTTAGAAAAGAAAGAAATGAATTCTTTGAAGTGTATTTAGGTAATGCTGCAACTGAGACTATGGATGATGGCACAACAATCAAAAGGATAAAAACTCCCGTTAATCAGGAGAAAAAATAAGATGACTACATTTCAAGTTACATTAAATAATGGAAACGCATACGAAATTGACGCTCCTGAAGATTCTACTCAAGAGTTTTTAAGAGACAAAGCTCGTAAATTTGATGCTCAACAAAATCCAGAATATGATTATACAACGCAATCTGTAAAATCAGTTTTAAAAGGTTTAACGTATGGCTGGAATGAAGAAATGGAAGCTAAAATAAGAACTAATCCAACATTAAAACAAAAATCTACGTGGTCTATGCCGCGCGCAGAAGCTTATAAAGCATTAAAACAGATTCCTTTAACTGGAAGAACGCCAGAGCAACAAGCTGAAGCAGAAAAATATACAGCTATAATAAAAGCTGAAATAAAACAAAACACAGATGTGCAAAACGCTAAATACATCGCTGAACGTGATAAATTAAGAGGTAAACATGAAGCGTTTGCTAGAGACAATCCTAAAACAGCTATGGCGTTAGAAATCGCTGGTGGATTAGTTGTGCCTGGTGGTGCTGCTAAGACTGGATTAAACATAGCTAAGCAAGGCTTAAAACAAGGATTTAAAACAAGCGCTAAACAAGGTTTTGTAGCTGGTGGTGCTTATGGCTCTGGAAATGCTTTAGAAACTGAAGATATAATAGGTGATGTTGCTAAGCAAGGTGTTCTAGGTGCAGCTTTTGGTGGTACCTTAAGCACTGCTGGTAGAATTGCAGCTCCTAGAATTGCTGCAGCTACGAAAAACATGATAAATAAAGGAGTTGATTTAACATATGGCTCTATATTTCCTGCATTAAATAAGTTTGAACAATACGCTGGAAACATCATTCCAGGCATACACACAGCAAGACAAAAAGCACAAGCACAATGGAATAGGTCTATAGCTGATGACGTGTTAGCTCCATTAGGTGAAAAAGTTCCAAGCAATTTGACAAGCAACAATACTATTGCTAATTTCATTAGAGAAACAGTAGATAAGTCATATAAATCAGCTTATAAAGGATTAAATTTAAAAGCAACAAATGAGTTAGTTAATGATTTAAATACTATGGTTAGCAAATCAATGTTGCGAGGTCCTGCTTTAAAAGCGTTACAATTAGAAGTTAAACAAACAATTTCATTGATTAGACAAGGCAGAGGCAACACAGGATTAGATGGACAACGAGTCAAAGATTTGTTTTTAAATTTAGGAAAAAGACAAAAAGCATATGCCAAGTCAACTGATGTAAATAAATCTCCTTTATTTGAAGAAACAAAAGATATTGTTCAAATAATTAAAAAGAATTTAAAGCTTCAAAATGGTAAAAATGCTCAAAAATTATTTGACACTGATGCTGCATATGGCAAAGTAGTGGCGTTTGAAGGAGCTACAGCCAAAGCAATCAAAAACAAAGACCAAGTTGGTGTGTTTAATCCAAATCAATTAATTGACGCTGCTAATGACGGAGCAACTAAAACAAGCAGAAGAATAAATAACGCTACTTTACGAGGCGATGTGATTAATGAAGCCACAAAAGCAAAAGCTTTAAATTTAGAAGCCAGCGTAGGTAATTCAGGAACAGGTGGCACAAATTTAACAACTGCGATAATGTCAGGCCTGGCTTCTCCAGCTACGTTAGTTCCGTTAATTGGTACTTATTTAGCTTATCGTCCTGGAACATTAAAATTATTTAATAAGTATGTTCAAGGTGGAGGCAAACCAGAAAAATTTAGAGCATTCATTGAAAAATATAATGCTGCAGGAACTACTGGACTGCTAAATATACAAGACGATAATGAAGGAGCTGATAGAGCATTCGATAACACAGGAAAAGCGCTTGAAGAAAGCTATAATGCTTATACTGATGAATTTCCATTAGTCAATCCAGTTGGACCAAAAATTGTTAATGGTTTAATTAATTAACAAGTAAGGAGTAGGGAGTTTTAACTTTATAGGAACTTTACTATGGAAGCATTATGGACAGTATCAGCACCAGCTTGGCAGTGGCTACTCGGAGGCGTTGTAGCATTGTGGGTATGGGAAGAGTATTTGGAACACGTTTGGTACAAATTTAAACACTGGGTTTTAAACGAACCACATAAAAAATAAGGAAATAACATCGAACCAGTAACATTAATATTTTTAAGCGGTATGGTCTCAGGTGTCATCGTAGGTGATGCCTTTGACCCTATTGGCTTGTCAAAAGACAATGATAACGTAGTGCATGAGTGCACCACTAAAACATCAAAATCTAAAGTATACGACAAGGAATTAAAAGAATACATCATTAACGAATATGTTGATGAAATATGTATAGGTAGGTATATTCCTCCAGAACGACCAATATTAAACGCAATAAAACACAAAATAAAGCATTAAATTCACGCCCAAGCTTAGCCATGTGTAGCAATCAACTCGGAAGACTTCTTTATATTATTGAGAGGTCTTTTTTTTTAATTATATAAGGAGCTATTATGAAACACGAATCCGTGTTGGTCATTTCCGACTTACATATACCATATCATCATCAATCATCTTTTGATTTTTTACAAGCAGTCAAAAAGAAATACAAGCCAGATTTAGTTGTTAATATTGGCGATGAATTAGACCAGCATGCAATTTCAATGCATGATTCAGATCCAGACTTACCCAGTGCTGGTGATGAATTAAAATTGTCCAAAGCTTACATTAAAGATTTGGAAAAGATATTTCCACAAATGACTTTAGTTGACTCTAATCATTCATCGTTAGTGTATAGACGAGCTTTGAAGTATGGACTACCTAAAGCTTATTTAAAACACTACAATGATTTTTTAGAGGTAGGTAAAGGCTGGAAATGGGTATCTGATTTAACTGTTACATTATCTGATAACACACGAGCATTTTTTACTCATGGAATGTCAGCAAATGTTTTGCAAATGGCTCAACAATATGGAATGCATGTTATTCAAGGACATTATCATTCTAAGTTTAGCATTAATTATTTTAGCAATCCAGACAACTTAATTTGGGGTATGCAAGTTGGTTGTTTAACAAATCAAGATTCATTAGCTTTTGGCTACGCAAAAAACTTTAAACAAAGATTTGTAATGGGTTGTGGAGTGATAGTAAAAGGTCAGCCAAAGCTATGTCCAATGGTTATTAAAAATGGCAAATGGATAGGCGAGGTGGTGTAATGACCGACTTTACTTTAATTGATGGAAGCGTGGTTGATAGTAATTCTGTTGATTATATGTTATTTTGTGAAGCATTAAATTTATCAAAAAAGCCTTTGCACCAAAGACGTGCATTTTTAACAAAGCTAAAAAAGAAACACGTGCAACGAGTGGAAAAGCTTGAATACTGGTTGAAATTAATATGGTCGCAAAAAAACGACCCCACTGGTGAACGCCAGTCAACTTTAATTTGATAAGTAATAGGATAACAAAGGTAGTTTCCAGGAAACGGCCTAAAATGGTTTTAACGTAAATATCGTAAAAAAAACAACAAAGAAATCAATAGGTTACAAACACATGAAAAAACACACAAAGGTCATATTCTTTATAAGAGTATGGCCTTTTTTGTCGCATATAGCGCTTTTAAGATAATTCATTAAAATCAATGAGTTAGCCTATCTTTTACATATATATGTAGAGACAAACAATACAACACTAGGAGAACGATATGAATGCAAACGTAACATTACAACAAGCAATACAACACAGAAAAGATATAGCAACAGAAATTTATGGTATGCAAGACAGAAGTGACAACACACTAAACTTAAAAGTATTGTTTCATTATCTTAGAGGTTGGGATGCTGAGATATTAGAACATTATGATTATATTGAGCGCTCAGGACTACAATAAGCGCTTTCAAGATAGCGTAACAAAATCAACAAGTTACGCTATCTTTTACATATATATGTAGAGATTAACAACACAAGGAGATACAAAATGAATACAAAACACAACCAACACGTTACAGATTTTATGAACAGCGATAGATTTGACGTTGAAGCTTACGTTGATAAGTTCATTACTGATTACAACAGAGCTTGTTATGAATCAGGCAATGTTGATAAACAAGTATAGGTCGAAACGCTCGAGAGAGCGTCTATGTCTTTTTGGCATACTGATGAGACCATCAGAAATAATACAAGGAGATACAAATGAAAAACGTAAAACGTCCAGCTCATTTCGGTGCACTAGGTAAGCAACTATGGAAACCGAATCGTAAACACTCTCAGTTCACTAATGTGACTGAGCAACCTAAGTACGAATGGCGTGGTATGCATCGTGCTATCAGCAGCAAGGGAACTTGCTAAACAGGTCGAAACACTCGGGAGAGTGTCTCAGGTTTTTTACCTGACTGATGAGACCATCAGAAAATTAAAGGAGAATCGTTATGGACAGTTGTTTTAAATTACCAGAAATACATACTGCATATGTTGTTATGGATGGCAACGAAGTTTATGGAGTATATGTAAAAAAAGAAAGTGCAGAAGAAATAGTATCTTACTTTCCTGATTTACTAACAATAGTAAAAACTGAAATTGATTATAACTAAGGAGAACGACATGATATATTTAAGCGATGAAATAAATACAGATGATGAATTTGATTATCTAGGTGAAACTTATTTTAATCCCCTTCAAGCTGAAGTATACAATACTTGGTGGGACAATACTCAAGGAGAGTAACTATGAAATATAACAGAACAGAAAAAACATGGCTAGTAAGATGGACAACAGAAAAATCATTTCAGCTATCATTTGCTAATCAAGAAGATGCTGAGAACTTATGCATTCAGCTCAATCAAGACCAGAGTGATGATGGTAAAGAAAAGGACTTCTATGTTCTGGAGGTTTTGCTCATCGGCAATGAATACGCTGAGAGGATGATGGGCGATAAAAAACATAGAGATAATATCAGAAACATATACAAATAACTAGGAGAGTAACTATGAAATACAACAGAACAGATATCATCTACTTCGTAAAGAGCGATGTCGAAAATATTTGCTTGACATTCTCTAACGAGAAAGATGCAGAAGATGTATGTATTAAACTTAATCAAGAATTAAGAGATACATTCGGTGATGACCATCAAAAAGAGTTTTATGTAGGTTGGACTAATCTATATGGAGCTAAAGATGCTAATAAATTTAAAACAGATAAAGAGCTTAGGCTTACTATCTTATCTTAAAAGGAGAGTAATCGTGAAAAAAGGTATAACATATAGAGTGTATGATGTTTTTACACCCGTAGATAGCACAGAAGAAAAATTCACTGGCGAAGAGTTTAATACTCTTCATGAAGCTGATGAATACATCGGAGAGCATTTTGGTGAGCAATGGAATTATGACAATGAAGAAAAGTCATATGAAATTCGCAGAACTGAAAATGGTAAAGAAACACTAACTTACTACGAATAGGAGAAATTATGAATAGAATATTCACACATCTGGCCGTTGATTCAGACGGTTGGACTATTAGAAAGTTTTTATCGTTGCGTGAAGCAAGACATTTTTGTGAACGTAATGGTTTAAAGGTGGTTGCAACGGGTGAGAAAGCTCAAACTCAACGTGACTTATATAAAACAGCCATGTTAGAATGTGGTGAAGCACTTTTTTAGGAGTATATTATGGAAAGTTTTAAAGAATATTTGGGTATATTAGCTTTGTATTTATGTATAGTTGCTGTTGGTATTGTTGATTGGCAATTATTATTAGTGGAGGGCAAATATGGACTCATTTAAAAAATGGAAAAAAGGCGACCCGCTGCCTAAGTCGTCTGTTTATCAAGGTCAATTAAAAAAGAAAGAATATCCTCGCAACGCATCAAGCCATTTAAAGCGTAAAATTGACGCTTCATTTGGCTTGTTGCCTGGATATGCTGAACAACCAATTCCAGACTACAAACATCGAAGCTCAAATGATGTTGTTAACTCTGAATTAAATGATTTATATGAACGAACTTTAAGGAGAAAAAAATGAATTATGACGAAATGACAGCTCAACAAGAGTTTCACCAGCAACAAGAACATGAAGCTAATATTATTGAAGAGTTTGCTTCTTTGATTACTGAAAAAAATGTTAATGTTGTTTTGACTTATATGGTTAATAATAACTTTGATGCTTATGAAATTTTAAACAAATCTTTTAAAGGAGTTGATAATGGCAATAGTTAATTTAAACACTGCAAGAAGAAAATGTATTCATTGTAAAGGTGACGCTCATGTGTATGATAAAAAGCGTTGGTTTTGTGCTTTGAATTATTACAATGCTCATGGATTTTGTAAAGTTAAACGCATTCAAGGAGTGGCTTAATGAATCCTATTTTACAAACATTAAAGATGAAAAATGTTGTTGTTGAAGACTTGGAAAAAATGCTTGGACAACTCACAAGCGATGAAAAACGTTTGTGGGCTGCTTGGCAAATTGATGACGTTTACAATGACAAAAAAGAATTGGATGGTAATTTAAACTTTGGAGGTAACTATGAAGATTAAAGATTTAGTTAAAACGGCAAGCAGATATGCTTCATTCAGGTATCGCAAAAACACGCCACCACAATATACGTTAACTAAAATAATGGACATCATTGAAAAATTAAATACGTTTCGTATATTAGAAAAACATCCAAGAAGAATTGAAGAACAAAAAAGAGCACAAGTGGAAGCCATTAAAACATGTTGGAAACATTACTCAACTGTTCAAAATTCTGAATTAAACTTTGGAGGCAATTCAAACAAAGACGAATCTTGGAACAATGCAAAAAGAGATTCAAAAGCAAAAGCATGGGTTGGTGAACCAGTGTCAATTTTACCAACTGAAGTGGTTGAATATTTACATGCTGATTTTAATTATGGAGATAAAGCTCATGGCAGAACAAAGCCTAAGATTTACTCTGATGACGATTAAGGAGGTATTATGTGGAACGATAAAGAGCGAGATATGAACCCACCAGAGCCAAAGGAAGAATATGAGCCTGATGTAGATGCTATTGGTGATGAAATATGGTTACGTAAAAAAGAGGAGGAAGAAAATGAACGTTGAAAAATTAACAAAAAGATTAAGCGTTAGTAAAAAGACACTTAAAATACCAACTAAACATATGCCAGCAATATTAGATATCCTGGCTCATTTAAAACAACAAGGAGTAAAATAATGAAAACACCAATACACGCATTAACGATAACAATAGTAGTCTTAGTCTTTGCTTGGCTAATGATTGAGCGAGCTCAAGCAGATTTAATGTTTGATGAACCTGGAATTTTTGAAAGCAGCGTTACACCAGCTGAATCAACCAGTTTCTATAAAGAAGATGGTTCATTAGTAAATGTATATGGCGCTGAGAAAGCTGGCATCGCTATTAAAGATGGTGAGCAAGAGTATTTTGTTATACCAAAAAGTGATGGTTCACCAACGTTTATTTATGATGATGAACTTATCATATGCACCAACACTGGTTGTTATTAATCAGTGTAACATGCACCACCAATGTGCGCCCAAGCAGCTGTTGTGATAGCAATGGTTGCTGAGGTGTTCTTATAATGATATGAGGAGACTATAAATGACAAACGAAATTGACGTGACGTTAGACGAAAATGATGACGTAATAGATTTGCCAGCAGAAGAAATTCAATGGACACATGCTGTATTGAATGACTTTGAAATGGCTATAGATGCGTTAGGTATTGAAACAATTATGTTTCTAATGTCTAAACATCATGAAGATATAATCAATGCCTGGGTAAAACATGGCATAGATACGCAAAACAGGAGGAAACAATAATGCACTATTATACTAAACATATAAAAGATTATAAAACAGACACAGCACATTTAACTTTGTTAGAACATGGTGTGTATAATTCGTTGATTGATTTATATATATTGTCTGAAAATCCGTTAGAACCAAACTTACAGAAACTTTGTAGATTGATTCACGCAAAAACTGATGATGAAACAAAAGCAGTAGAAGATATACTTGCTGAATTTTTCATTGAATCAGATGATGGATATAGGCAAAAAAAGTGTGACCAAGAATTAATTAGGATATTTGGTAAAAGTGAAAGCGCCAGGAAGAGCGCTAAACATAGGTGGTCAAGCGAACGCAATGCAAACGTAATGCAAACGCATAGCGAACGCAATGCGAATGCAATGCTACCCAATACCCATAACCCAATACCCAATAACCCAGTACCCAACAAAGACTTTGAAAAGTTTTATGAAGCTTACCCTAAGAAAACATCTAAGAAATTAGCACTTAAAGCTTGGATAAAACTTAAGCCTGATATTAATGTTGTTCTTAAATCATTAATAATGCATAAAAAGTCTGACCAATGGACTAAGGATAAAGGAAAGTATATACCTCATCCATCATCATGGCTTAATGCAGAAAGATGGAACGATGAAATTGAAACAAAAGAAGAGAGTGATATTTACAACAACATGAAATAAGGAGGAATTATGATGACAGACTCAGAAATAAAGAAACAAATAGCAAAAGAATATGGAAAGGCGTTTTGGTATTTATCTTATGAAGAACAGCAAGATTTAATCAATTTAGAAAAGGAGAAATTATGAAAACACTGATAGCAATACAAAATGAAATCAAAGCACCAAAAGGACAAGTCAATAAATTTGGCAATTACAATTATCGTTCGTGTGAAGATATTTTAATGGCAGTAAAACCGTTATTAGAAAAACACAACGCATCAATTTTAATTACTGATGAAATCAAAGAAGTGGCTGGCATACCTTACGTTGAAGCAACAGTTGTTTTTAAATCAGCTGACAACGAAGCGTTAAGCGTTCGCGCGCAAGCAGGTATAAATCCAAATCGTAAAGGTATGGATATTGCTCAGTCATTTGGTAGTTCATCATCTTATGCTAGAAAATATGCATTGGCTGGTTTGCTACTGCTTGACGATAACAAAGATTCAGATTCAATGGACAATTCTAAAGAGGAGTTTCAATTATGAGCAATGAAGAATTGATTCAAGGCAGTGAAGAGTGGCATGCTGCTCGTAACGGAATGATAACTGCATCTAGGCTTGGCGACATAATGAAAAAAAATAAGTACGGTGAAAGCACTTATAAAACTAGACTTAGATTTCAGCTGGCCATAGAAAGGATAAGCGGTAAGTCAGCATCAGATACCGTTATGAACAAGGCAATGTATGATGGCGTTGAGCGTGAGCCTGATGCCAGAAAATTGTTTGAGGCAATAACAGGAAAAGAA